GACCTGACGTGGCAGGAAAAGGCCGAGGCCACAACCTTACTGGCCAAGCTGCGCAGTCTCCAGGCCCAAGCCGAGGGCCGGCCGGAGCCTACATCCAAAGACATCGGCATCGAGCGCTATCTCGACCCACTCGCCATAGCAACCGAGAGCGACGTCCATCGTGCGCAGGACACAGCCCGGATGGAGTTGGTCGTCTCGCGCTATCTCACAGATCCCGACGTCGTCTCCGCTGGCGGGCTCCGGACCGCCTTCAAGCTGATCCAACGCAAGGAGGTCGCAGCCCGAAGCGCCCTCATGGCCGAGCAGATGGGACCGACCTACGGGCGGCACTCGCACACCTTGCTGCAGAAGGAGGCCATCAAGTGGCTCAGCGAGGCGGCGCCGAACCAGTTCGCCTGTATTCTCACCGATCCGCCCTACGGTGTGGGGGCTGACGAGTATGGTGACAGTGGCGGGATGTCAACCCTCCCCCACGGCTATGAGGACGACCCAGCAGAAGCTTCCACCCTCTTCACCCGTTTCGCCGAACTCTCCTTCCTCGTCGCTCAGCCCGACGCCCACCTGTACATGTTCTGTGACGTGGACTGGTTTTGCTGGCTCAAAGACGTTCTGGCCCGAGTAGGGTGGAAGCCATTTCGAACGCCGCTGATCTGGTTCAAGCCTCTCGGCATGCGGGCTCCCTGGCCGCAACAGGGGCCGCAGCGCAAGTACGAGTTGATCCTCTACGCTGTGAAGGGCGCACGTCCATGCACCCGCCTTGCGGGCGATGTCCTCACCTATCCTCCAGATGACAACCTCGGCCATGCTGCGCAAAAGCCTGTTGCGTTATTTGCAGATCTACTTGCTCGTAGTTGTCTCCCGAGTGATCGTGTGCTTGATCCGTTTGCTGGAACTGGCACCATCCTCCCTGCGGCTCATGGGCTTAAGCTTCTTGCTACGGCTGTGGAAAAGGATCCGGCCCAGTACGGAACGGCACTCAAAAGGATGATGGGGCTGAAATGAGAGAAGAACTGTTCGAACGAGCGAAGCAGCTGCGCCACGAAATCAAGGTCCTTCAGGGCGCTGTTGATATGCTGAAAGCGCGAGATGCTCGACCGTGGTCAACGGTTAGGATATTCTACGAAGATGGTTATGATCACTATGTAGAGGGAATGGATAAGCTTCTGGAAGAGATGCACGACGAGATGCTGCGAAGAGTGCAGAAAAAGCTGGCTGAGACGCAGAAGCAATTCGAGGAGCTGAAATGAAGAAGCGAATCGGACCACCTCCGCCAGCGACGGCGGATTTCTTCTATCACCACCCCCTGACCTCCTACGGCTATCACGTGCCTAAGTGCAGCTGTTGCCGAGTCTGCCCTTTTGCGGAGTTTCAGACCTGGTACTGGGCGCGAGAACGGGAGAAGAAAGCAAAGGAGTCAAAATGCTGATCGAACTCCGTACACTTGCACACAAGAAGCAGCGTTACGACACTCTGGGCGACTGGTTCGAACGCGACGGTTTTCTCCAGATTCGTGCATCAATCCTCGACAATCCAGACTACGAATTCCTCATCCTTCTCCATGAACTGGTGGAAGCCTGGCTCTGTCGCAAGCGAGGGATCAGCGAAGCGGACGTGGACAGGTTCGACGTGAACTACGTTGGCGACGGAGAGCCTGGCGACGACGTGACAGCGCCCTACCACGATGAGCACAGGTTCGCCACGCTGATCGAAAAGCTGATGGCTGCGGAGCTTGGCATCGACTGGCTCGTGTACGAGCGGGATCTAGATAGTAAGACTATGAAATGGGATAGGCCCGCCGAATGAAGAAGCCCCTGCCTGTGCCTGAAGTGAAGACAGACACTACCAAGCTGTTGAGTAATCTCAAAGCTTACGATTTCGCGAAGCATCTACATGGCGGCCTCAAGCGGGACATCGATGTTAGGGAATCAGCTAAAGCTCTGCGTAAAATTGCCGATAGTCTCGAATCGGACCAGGTCTGGCTGCGCGAGGTGGCGGTGCTGACCAAGGTGCAAGCGAATGACTACGTCAGCACGACAGTGACCTTGACTATTTACGAGAGACAGCGGAAGGATGAAGAGGGGACGAAGTGAACTGGCTCTTCGGGACGCCGCGGTTGTTTAACTATGTCATCATGACGCTCTACGTGCTGAACGCCCTGTGGTGGGCCCTGCATCGCAGGCCGGCGGATGTGTGCTATTGGCTGAGCGCGTTTGCTATCACAGCCACGGTGACGTGGGGATATAGACACTAATGGAACGACGTGGATTCCTGAAGGGCATCCTCGCTCTCGGAGTCGCTCCGGCCATCATTACGACGCCTGGGTTGCTGATGCCCTTGCGAGGGATCGCACGTGTAGACGAGCTGGGGTTGGCGTGCGTACCGGAAGAGCTAACAGGCTTTGGCCTTGCAGAAATCAAGACAGAAGGCGGCGCTATAGCCTACGGTTCCTATCCAACAGCAGCAGCTCTGTGGCCAGGCGTAAAAGCATATTGGGACCGAGCCTACAACGAACATTCAATATTTGATGAGAAAGATCTGTCATGCACCTTCGATCCGGAGACGGGCCTATACCTGCCAAAGTGATGCTGGTCGGCGAGGCCTGGGGACAGGAAGAAGAACGGAAGGGCGTCCCATTCGTTGGGGCGAGCGGGCAAGAGTTAAATCGCATGCTTCACGAGGCGCAGCTTATGCGCTCAGAGATCTTCGTCTCGAACCTCGTGAACGCTCGGCCTCCCGAGAATGAACTGGCCGCGTGGGTGTTTGATAAGAAGGTGAAGTACTGGCGGAAGAAGGAGTGTCCGTCGGACTTCGTCCCCTATCGCGACACCCGCGTGGCGCCCATCTTCCTCGCAGGCGTGGAGCAGCTCAGCCGCGAGATCGCCGCTGTTAAGCCGAACCTGATCGTCGCGTGTGGAGGCTACCCCCTCTGGGGGCTCACAGGACGTAAGGGCATTATGAAGTGGCGAGGCTCTCACCTCCAGATGGACGGAGCGGACAGCCCAAAGGTGCTGCCTACTATCCACCCCGCTGCCGTGATGCGGCAATGGGACCAGCGAGCCATCCTGATCAGCGACCTGCGTCGCGCACGTCGAGAAGCGGAGAGTAGGCAATATGACAAACCAGAATGGAGATTCATCGTCCGGCCGACCTTCGATCAGGTTGTGCAAGCGTTACAACTTCTTGTTAATCGAGCCGAATCCGAAGATCTCTGGCTCGACTTCGACCTCGAAACCAGAGCCGGGCACATTGCCTGTGCTGGGCTGTCCTGGAGCCTCCTCGAAGGAATGTCTATACCCTTTATGTGCGTCGAGCGACTGGACGGATACTGGGGGCTCGATGAAGAAGCCTACATTATCTGGATGCTATACCGGCTGCTCACTCATCCTAAAGTGAAGGTCCGATGGCAGAACGGCCTTTACGATGCCCAGTACACCTATCGTCACTGGCACTTCATCCCGAACGGCGTCCAGGATACGATGATCAGCCAGCACACGCTGTTCTGTCAGCTCCCGAAGACCCTTCATTTCCAGGCCTCGATGTATGCGCGGCATTACGTCTACTGGAAAGACGAAGGCAAGAATTGGGACCCGAAGATGGGAGAGGATCAACTCTGGGTTTACAATCTAGAGGATTGCGTCTACACTAGGGAGGTAGGCGAATCGGAGCTTCGCTCGGTGGAGAAGCTCGGCCTCACGCAGGTGCATGAGTTCCAGCAGCGTCTCTTCTACCCCGTCCTCAAGGCCATGCTTCGAGGCATCCGGGTCAGGACAGAGCAAAGGGACAAGCTCATCCTGGAGACGCAGGAGGTCATCTCCAGTGGCCAATCCATGCTCCTCTACGTCCTTGGTCACGACCTGAACATCGCCTCTCACCCACAGATGGTGAAGCTCTTCTACGACGATCTCAATCAGCCCAGGATCATGACCCGAGCGACGAAGAACGCGCCCGCCCACGTCACCTGTGATGACGAAGCCCTCACCAAGATCGGTGAACGAGAGCCCTTACTCAAGCCCATCACCGACGCCGTCGCTGATCTACGCACGCTGGGCAAGTTCATGGAGATCCTCACCAAGTCCCTCGACATTGATGGGCGGATGCGCTGCTCTTACAACATAGGAGGTTCCACCAGTGGAAAGTCAGCTCCCTATTCATACCGACTTTCTTCGTCTGAGAATGCGTTCGGCTCTGGAACAAATCTCCAGAACATACCATCCGATAAGAGTATGTCTATCAGTAAGGCGGAGAAGCGGGGAACCAAGCTTACCCTCCCAAATATCCGCAGCATGTTCGGACCGGATCCTGGTTTCACATTCTTCGACCTGGATTTGGACCGAGCTGATTTACAGGTCGTGGTCTGGGAGGCAGGTGATGCGTATCTCAAGGCCGCTCTTCGGATGGGCACGGATCTGCATCTACTCAACGCCTTCGTTCTGGCTGGACGCGAGCCACCCCCGTTGGAAGAGCTCGTCGAAAGACATGCAAAGGATGAAAGTTGTATATGCGGGCCGAGGTGTTATTGGGATTATCGAGAGAGACTGAGAGGACCACGTGAATTCGCCAAGCGATTCTGTCACGCTACAAATTACGGGGCTCAACCTCGTGGTCTCGCGCCTAAATTGGGAGAGACTGTTGCGGCGGTTGACCGAGCCCAAAAGATCTGGCTTGGTGCTCACCCTGGAATTGAAGCTTGGCACCGACGGACGGAAGAATTTGCTAGAAAGTATCACTATATTGAGAACAGGTTCGGTTATAGATGGTACTTGTTCGATCGTCTTGACGGATTACTTCCTGAACTATTAGCCTGGGTCCCACAATCGACGGTTGGGTGCTCTATTAACCGAGCGTGGATGAACATCGCGGAACAGGCACCGGAGATTGAAGTCCTGCTTCAAGTGCATGATTCTCTGGGTGGGCAGTTTCCCTCCCATCGTCACGACGCAAGCGTTGCTAAGCTTCAGGAATTGTCTCGTATCACAATCCCCTACGAAGATCCCCTTGTAATTCCTACAGGAATCAAGACATCAAGGATCTCGTGGGGCGATTGCAGGTGAGACTGCTAGACGATTGGTTAAGGACGTACGTTGATTGGGCCTCAGTCACTGAGGCTCCAGGTATAATGCACTTTTGGTCTGGCGTGTGTGCCGTCGCAGGAGCGCTCCGGAGAAAGGTATGGCTAGACAGGCGAACATTCAAATGGTATCCGTCTTTCTTTGTGATACTGGTAGCCCCTCCTGGTGTGGTCAGCAAATCTTCTACGGCCGATTTGGCGCTGGACATGTTGCGGGAGATTCCTGGAATCAATTTCGGTCCAGATTCGATTACATGGCAGTCGCTCGTCACAGCTTTTGCGGCGAGCTGCGAAAGCTTCCTCTACAAGGAAGAATACTACCCGATGTCGGCACTCACCTTAGTATCAAGCGAGCTTGGATTGTTATTGAACATGCAAGACCGCGATATGGTGAATCTGTTCATCACTTTGTGGGATGGTCGCAAGCGCTTCGACAAGAGCACCAAGATGAGCGGGAAGGATCTCGTCGAAGCGCCATGGATAACCCTTCTGGGTTGCACTACTCCTCCCGCAATAGCAGAGAATATGCCGCGGTTGGCTGTTGGGGGCGGTTTCACTTCGCGGTGTATATTTGTGTACCGAGAAGAGAAGGAGAGGCTGATTTATGATCCGAGCCAGGAAGCAACAGAGGATGATTTTGACACGATAAGGAGGGCGCTGGTGCATGATCTGGAGCATATCAGTCTCAACTTGGTCGGCCCTTTCGGTGCGATGCCGCAGGCAAGGGATTGGGAGAAGGCGTGGTATGAGGATCTGTGGCACAGAGTGTATCCAGAGTGCAGCTCCCCGATCTTGCGCAACTATCTGAGTCGTAAACAGACCCATCTCTGTAAGCTGGCCATGGTCCTGGCCGCCTCCCGACGCGATACAATGATCCTGGAGCGAGAGGATTTCGAAGACGCCAACCAAATGCTGATCAACGTGGAGCCAGATCTGGAGAAGGTGTTCGCGTTGATAGGCAAAACGGAAGACTCAGCCGGAGCGGACAGACTGGTGGAGTTCGTCAAGCGACGAGTGACATGCTACTACGAAGACGCTTACCGAGAGATCCATCACCAGTTCCCCAACTTCGGCGAATTCGAACAGATCCTGATGGGCGTGATCCACTCCGGGAAGATCAGGCTCGAACTGAACGGACAGGGAAGAGTGCTGAGGTATTGCGGGCCAGGCGCTGTAGAGGGACCTCCGGTGGGGGTGGTGCAGGGGGTGCAAACATGAACACGTTTCCGTGGGGAAACGTGAACACGTTATTTCGGGCGGCGTCGATGAAAGAGCGAACTTTATTCACCCGCCTTGTCTGTGAGGAGGGACTACACTACTGTTGTGTCTATGCCTTTTTTTCTCGCTATAAACAAACTAGCATGATCGCAGCTAGGCTAGGAGTACATCGCACCACAGTGAAGATTCACAAAGCTCTATTTCGGGAAGGAGTCTACAAATGTCGGAACAGCGAGAGGTGTATGGAGGCGCGAGGGCTTTTGAAGAAGGATTAGCCAAGGCGTTTGATCAGATCTGCACGCTAGCGGACATGACGCATCAGGAACATGTGATCGCCTGGCACATGGAGAGGCCGGAGGCGTTCAAGTGGTTTGTGGAGGGGGTGATGTATGAGAGAGCACAACGACAGGTTGCCCAAGTAGCGGCGAACAAACCTCTACCAATATGACCACCTGCGCCGGATGCGGCCAGTCCTTCCATGACGCGGCCGCATTTGACCTACACGCCACAGGGAGCCGTAAGCCTTCGCCCAACTCGCTCCGACGCTGCCGAACTCCCGACGAGATGAAGCGTCTCGGGATGCACCAGGACTCGCGCAAGCGATGGACCTGTGGCACTCCCCCTATTGTCCCGCCTTCATCTCGTCGGTGACGGCTCCGGCCCAGGCTTCACAGGCGTTTCTTTCTGAAGCAGCGTCTTGAGCTGCTGCTGCATACTCTCGTCCAGCTTGTCGAAGTCGTCCAAGTAAGTCGGCTGTGGACGAGAGGCGGGCCTGGCATAGGGAAAGGTCGCCAGCACTGGTCCCGGTACGACCAGGGATGGTAAGGGAGGCTTGGAGCTGACGCATCCGCTGGTCAGCAGCAACAGCGCGAGCAGCAAAAGCAGTAGAAACAGCCAACGCAGCTTGTAGGTCATGTCGCGTCCTCTCAATCGTCGCCTCCGCCGCATCGAGCCGGTGCTGATTGTCCTCAAGTTTGGAGATCGTGGCTTTTTGCTCCGCGACCGTTTGGCGAAGTGTGGCGACGTCATCAGCTGTGGCCTGGATGTGCTCACCGTAGAAGAAGGCACTCACTACGAGCACAGCGCCCAACACCGCTTCGCCGAGCCATAAATATGCCTTGAACATCACGGGGCCGGAACGGCAGGTGGAGCCTTCTCGGCGAGGGAGGTCTTGGTCTTGAACCTCAATGCTAGATTCCCCATGATAATCAGCCCCATCAAATACTGATATTTAACCGCAGGTAGATAGGACTGAAGCTGGGGAAACGCATCCTGTAGTCCTGGCAGCCCTGCTAGTCCCGCTGCCACTATCCCATTAAACCAGATCGTCCACGACCGCACCGCTCCACGAAGATGGAGCCACGCCTTGTCCATCCAAGCTTTCATACCCAACCTCCTGTCATCATCTGTTCCATCAACCTGTCGGCCCGAATCCCCACTTCCTTCGCCCAGAGCGACTCCTTCATCTCCATCACTGTTGTACTCCAGTCCTCCTCCACTGCTGCCGCTATCACGTGAACAAAATGCAGCAGTCCACTTACGCCTAGGTTGAACGCCATGTTCTGGAAGACGCCCTGACGTACCGTATCCAGAGATTGGAACCATGCAAAGCTGCTGAGGCTGTCGGTTACTGATTTAATGTCGTCGTCAAGCCAGATGTTGATCTGACGGTCCGTGACAGGTTCGAGTGAGGCTGGCGGTCCGGAGAGTTTGTGTCCCACTCCAACAGTCCAAAACCCTCGCGAGTCCTTGTAAGGAATGTATCGCTTGCCTTCATCTCTTATCAACTGGTCCCGAAGGTTCATCATTACCCCCTAGCTTGATCGTTTTCACAGGCTCTGCCGCCCTAACATGACGAAGCAAGAAACGAGCCCTCAACTCGTCCGTTGTACAACTCTGTATTTCTTCTTCGTGTTGAGGCCTAAGCGTATATTTGTAAATCCTCTTCACTCCCCCACGCTGGACAGTGAAGATCCACGCAGGACCAGGTCTAGGTTCGTTAGCGTAGTAATCGATCGACACCTGCGCTGTTCCGATCTGGAATACCTTAGCATAGGTATCCGCCCTATCATCATCCTCAATCACCTCGCTTCTCCGGAGGAGCGGGATCCCGCTGACTGTTCACCCACAGCTGGGTGCTATTCTCCATGTGGCGCTCTAGGGTGTGAGCCACGCCCCGAATCTCAGAAGAGATCCTATCTTCTAGTTTCTGCATCTCATCTCTGCGCATGTAGACACCAGGGAGAGACTCCTGTAGCTTCGCCACGTCATCCTTTAGCCCCTTCACCGCGCTAAAGATCATCCGTAGGAACCAGCCAACACAGGAAGCGATCAAGCTCGTAACACCAACCAGCACTCCAATAACGCTGGCCCAGTCAGAAACTGTCATCACCCCTCCCACGGATCGGCTTGAGGATCTGGTCCCCAACGAAGCTGAGCGAAAGCGCTGAGCAACAAGAATACAGGGAGCAACGCAGCCAGGGTTGATAGCATTATCACTAGTCTAACGATTCTCGTTACCATGCTGGGATGTACCTCGTAGTTCCGTTATCATCAATAGGAATCCACTTTGTTGGATTTCCTGCTGCTGGCGCGTTGGTAAGGGTGCCTGCCCCCGCACCAGCACCGGTGGTGATGTTTGCGGTAGAGCTGAAAATAGGCGTAGCTCCACCAGGGCCTTTGAAGAGGACGGAGAATATACTCGCAAACCTGTTCGCTAGCTCTCCAGCACTGTAGGCATTATCGGCCAGTGGTACCAAGTTCCCGTTCGGCCGCATGATGTAGACGTCTGTCAGCGTCGTACCTCCAGCAGGGACGGTACTAAATATAAGACTTCCAGGCATGTTATTCAACCCTGGAACTCCCCCCACCTGTGAGCGAATCTCGGCTGTACGGAAGAATGCCGCCCCATCATAGCCATACATACTCCACGAACCAGTCACGTCTCCATTGATGCTAATCGTGGGAGCAGCAGCGGAGCCCCTTGCGTAGTAAGTCTCCCGCCGCGCGCCATTGCCTGTGCCGAAGGTGTAGTATGAATCACTCGGCCCTGTGCCCAGCACGCTCCGCTGGTTACCCAGAGGATTGCCAGAAGCAGTCTGGTTGCTCAGAATATTAGCCTTGTACTGTGCTATCAAGGAGCTAAATACGTAGTCAGCTGTGTTACTGATTAAGATATTGTTCTCAACATTAAGTGCAGAGGTCACTCCGCTATCAACCTGCACAGCCACTGTACAGAAGATAATTGTGTTGTTAATGATAGAAAATGCGTTGCTGGTTCCAGTAAGCTGAACTCCATAAGTCGTTGGAGTGGCTCCGTTCCCGCCGTAGATGAAATTATCGCTGATCGTCGACGACCCGCCCTGACCGTTAATCCAGATCTGGGCCTGTCCATTGGGGAAGTTCAACGGGAACCCGCCCTGACTAGTGTTTGAAGGGCTAACAAACAAGTTCCCTGTACACCGTACCTCCACCGCGGCCAGCACTTGTAGGCCGATGTTGTTGGCGTAGATCTCAGTACCGCCTGTAATAGCGAGCTTAATCGTGGAGGTGTTCACGTAGATTCCCGTGTCACAGGTATCCACATGACAGCCTACCATGTGAGCGTGATCTGTAGTGCCGGTAAAGGAGAATCCATACTGACCAGCAATGAAGGACTGACCTCCTCCTTCACACGAACAGCCTACCATATAGACCATTGAACCGCACTGGATGTCGAAGGCCGTCTGCCAGCCATAGGAGAAGCAAGTCCAAAAGCTCCCTCCATCAAAATGGCCAGTAACTTTGAACGCCGAACCGCTACGGAAATACACCAGGTGCTGGGTCGAGAAGCTATAGCCATAAGTCACAAACGGCCAGCAATGAACGTCGTGGATCCTGGCGTCGTCGTAGGAGAAGTCACTCCAAATCCCAGCGGTGCAGTCAATTTGGCACCAGGCGACGTTTAAGCGGTCACAATAGGTGGTGTAGATCGCCTGAGCGAAGCCAAGGATCTTCAGGTTATGTAAGTAACAATCCTCTGCTCCGACTAGCACACCACTGCCATCACCCTTTATGGCAGTGCCTGCGTAGGCGGCGATCGCATTGAGTGCATCGGTGTAGGTGGCGAAAGGATAGGCTGTTACGAGATTCTGGTTGACAATAGCCAGATCACAGATCGTACAGCCTGGAGCAAGATTAATCGTAGCCGTGTTAGAGAGACGCAGCCCTGGTAAACTGGGAATGTCAATCTGCGTATAGCGCTTATTCCCCACCATTGGCGTCGAACCCTGAAGGGTCTGATTCGCCAGCATCGTGACGCTTGATGCAATATAAAACTTTGCGCCGGGCGGAATTGTCACGATACCGCCGACTCCAGCTGCAGTAATAGCTGCTTGCAAGGCAGCCGTGCTGTCAGCTACTCCAGTAGGATCCCCACCAACAGGCGCAGTGCCGAGGCCTAGATTCGTGAGTACGTCTGAGTGAGTAACTGGTGGCGTTCCTCCTCGTCCAGTTCCTATCGCGCCCCAGGTGGCAGCAGCCACGTCATTGAGCCA